GTTACCAACAAAATTAACATCACTCATATTAGGCACCATTGATATTTTGTGTATGTCAGTCTCTAGTGTTTTTCTTAAAACATCAACCTCATTTTCATTTAGTTGTTTTACTAGATACTCGGCTCTACCGTCAGCTGGTATATTAGCCAACATACGACTTTGTTTTAGTTGGTCGGCTTGTTCGTCGTCAAAATCAAAACCATACATACAAAGTATTGCGTCAACTAATTGCTCTTTGTCGTTGACTCTATCACTTTGTAGAATATTATAGGCGTCTATTAAACTCATAACTGGCTCAAAGTCGCCTAAAAACTCGGGGTTGTTCTTATACTCTATTAGAGGTACTTTTCCAAAAGCGTGGGGCTTTTTCTCTCCCACAATATCCAAAGTTTTATCAGTACTTTTGTAGTGTATCTCTTCTTTATCGTCCAAGTATATAATCTCGTAGTATTTAAAAGTTTCTCCCTCTTTGATTTCACGATATATTAGACCAAAAAGTTTGTTATGTTCTACTGTGTCGTCGTAAACTATAATAGCGTTATCGTTATCTATCTTACAACTACGAGGCTCGCTGTCCTCATTAGCATAAACATACTCGTATTGATAACCATATATACTAACATTTTTAGCGATTTCGGTATCTAAGTCATTTATTGTTTGCTTTTTATAAGCGTCCAATATAGGTTGTATATCGTAAAGTGGCTTTCCGTTGTCGTCAGTCCCTACTTGATAGTCAACTGGGTTACCAAGTAAATAACCTATGTTTGTATCAGTTATGTACTTAGCGTGGTTTATCATTACTTTGTTATTGATACTTGTTTCCTCTTTTTGTCGTTCGCAAATATCGTGTTTACCAATATAATAGTTAAAAAGTCGTTTTAATCTATCTTTGTATTTTTCGTTATACTTGATAACATCATTGAGTATTTGATTATCTATTTTAGTGTCCTTTGGTAAAGTATACATCTTTACACCTCCTCATTTATGTACGTGAGCCAAAACACAGCCTCTTGTAATTTATTTATGGCGTTGTCTCGCTCTCTACTTCGAGGATAATAGTTGTCTATATAATCAGCAAAAACACATAACGCCTCGGTTATTTGTTCTAGTCCCATTTTATCCTCCTTATAAACCAACTGGTTTAACGTAAACCTTTGGTGTTTTAGTTCCTTTAATGTATTTGTTTAGACCATATCTAATAGCGTCTATTGTATGGTTAAACGTATCAACTGGCTCGTTAACATACTCTCCAGTCTTTTTATCTTTTTTCCACGTATAGTTTTCTAACTCCTCAATAACCTTGTAGCAACGTTCGTCTACTATTAACTCGTATTGTTGTATCCATTGGATACCGTGTATTATACTGTCCTTACCTTTTTCGGTAGGGTCAATGTTAATACCTTTGTCTTTAATCTCGTCAATACTTTTTCGCTCGGCACTATCTCCATAACTTTTGTCTTTTGAGAGTCCCAAGTCAAACATTGTCTCGGCTATCTCGTCGTTTTTCATACCTTTACGCACATACTCGCCACGTACATATATCTTTTTACGTATCGTGTCGATATACCCCCAAACAAGAGCGGACGGGTCGTTGATATATCCAAAATCTAGTCCTATCCAACGTTTTAAACCCTCAACCTCCGTGTCGCTTATTATTTTAGATGTATAAGTAGGGAAAACAAGTTTGTCTAGTGTTGCAAACTCTCCCAACGTATAAATACGATAATAAGCTGGGTTTCTATATTGTAAGTTTTCAAGTTCAGCCACGTATTCAGCACTTAAAAACTTATTATCTTTGTAAGTAGTCTCAATTATTAAGATATTATCCGCAACATCTCCAGTAAAAAAGTAACTATATACCCAATTCTTTTTTGAGATAGGGTTAAACATTAAATATATTTGCGGAAAATCAACCAACGCTCTCAAACGTAAGTTTAACTGTGTAAACTCGTCCTCGGTAAGTTCGGTAGCCTCTTCGACTACTATATCCGTGATACCGTCTATTGATTTAATTTTTTCCTCGTCGTCCAGTCCTTTAAATATAAAAATAGAGCCATTGGGTAGCTCTATCTCAAAATCACTCCTATTGATTCTACATTGGTCGTAGTAACCACTATTACGTAAGTGTGTTAACATTAACGCCCATATAGAGTGTTTTATTGTACGCTGTATTTTACGTATAACAAGTATAGTACGTTTATATTTCAAGGCTTTTAACAATACCTTTTGTGTTGCTCCATACGACTTACCGCTACCAGCACCACCTTTGTATACCTCTATACGGTGGGAGTAGTCGTTTATACCTTTTAATACCCAGTTATTAAAAATAGCTGGGTTTAATCGTCTAGCCATTGGTATTGTCCTCGTCTATAAACCAGTCAGTCTCAACCTTTTTAACCTCAACTTTTTCAATAAAGCCTCCTTTGGCTTTTGCTAAAAGTTCGCTGGCTTTAATTCTATCGGCTTGTCTATTACTTTCGTCGTTAAATACGCTAGTCCAATACTCAAATATATCCTCAAGACTCGCAATAGTACTCTTTTTAATATCTCGGCTTAGCTCTTCTCGTCTTTCCTTTATTAGGTCTTTAAACTTTAAACTGTTTTGCCAACCGATAGTACGTAAGTTATTATTGTTTTTACCTTTGTATCCAGCGTTACGAGAGGCGGTTGTATAATCTCCACATTTTAAATACTCGTCTATCCAACGCTCTTGTTGGGGTGTAAGTTTATCGCCTTTTTGGTAAACCCTAAAATTTCTACCAGCCATAAACTACCACCTCCTTACAATTATTTATTTTTTTGCTGGTTTTTTGGTAGGTATTAACTCGATAGTAAACCCAAACAATTTAACGATATATCTACCCTCTTCGTTTGGTTTTACCTCAATAACATTATCCATATTATTTACCTCCCTTAGTTCTTTTCTTTGTTTCTTTAATTTCCTCGATAACTTTAACATAGACTCTATTGTCGTCATTTTCTCCAAGTAAGACATCTAGTCTATCCTTGGTAACAATAAAAGTTTCTCCCTCTTTAGGTATGCGTCCAAGTTCTTTATCAGTTATCTCGTACTCTTCGTACGTTTTTAACGCCTCAACTTTGTATTTCATTTTTAACTCCTCCTTATATGTAGATTTTGTTTTATTTAATATATCCGCCCAGCCGTCGACTGGTGGGGTATAGGTAAACTTTTTGTCTTGTCTTTCAAACATTTCCTTAACTATTTCGTCTACGTTAGACATATCCCAGTTACATACTAGGCTCATATCCTCAGTTAAAGGTAACTCCTTACAAACTGTTAGTGGAGTCCTTACAACTGGTACACCATAGCCCCAAGCCTCATTAATACTATAACCGTATGTCTCCATATCGTTTGAAAGTTGTACTAAAAAGTCAGCGTCAGCGATATAAGGTCTAACATCAACTCTAGGTGGCATTATTGCTACATTTTTACTCGTTACCAACATCTTAGCCGTTGGGTTTGTAAAAATAGTAAAGATATAATGTCGTCCCGTTTTCTCACAATACCTATCTAACGCCTCAATTAGTACTCTTGTTCTATCTCCACCTTTAACTGGGTCGTCTAGTCTACCAGCACTAACAATATGTAGCACTTTCTCTTTTGGCTCTAGTGTAAGTGGGTTATAACACTTACTCGCTTTAATTGGGTGTCGTAATTTCTCGCCGTATTGTTCCAACATATTAACAGCATATTGAGAAACACATATAAACTTTGTTAGTTTAGGGTGTGTGATAGGTGGTATTTGTTTTAGTTCTTGGTATATTGCGTGGTCTACAAAGATATACTCGTTAGCCTCAACATTATCGATAATATCAACACTAAAATTAAAGAATATCTTGTCGCATTGTATCTTTTCGCCTCGATATTGTTTGACTCTAACAAGTTTTTTTAATCTTTTGACTTGCGACATATCAGCTGTCTTATAAAGAATAGTAATATCATAGTCCTTGTACTTTTTAGCCAGTTCGTATAAAAATTGCTCGGTACCGCCTATTTTTTGTATATGGTTGAAATAAAAAACATTAGTCATTTATTATACCTTTTCTAACCAAGTCGGTTAAACTACCCTCTCTTGGGTGGTTATAGTGTTTAACTACTATACCCGTAAAATTCTCGGTAGGGTTTTTAGATAACAACTCCTCAAAAAATGGTTTGTCCTCGCCACTTACCTTACTAGGACATCTTGTATTACCTATAAACTCTCTACGCATAAACTTATAACTACCGCATAACTCACGTTTAACCTCGTTGTTTAGTTCCCACACGTCCCCGTTATTTACTTGTACATTAAAATAAACCAAGTCAGTACCGTCCAATAGTTCCATAATGTCAACAAACTTATCAGTATAAAAATAGTCGTCGCTACCAAGTAGCACCACATACTCGCCTTTAGCGTTGTCATATCCTTTATTGACCGTATAAGCTACACCACGGTTTTTGTCATTATATAATAGTACTAAATTTAAAAAGTCGGGGTGTTCAGCTCGATATTTAATAAGATTATCCCAAGTATTATCAGTAGAGCCGTCGTCTATAACTATAACCTCAACATCATAACGCTTAGGTATACTATCAATAGCCTTAATAACCAACTCCTCTTGGTTGTATACTGGTATAATTACGCTTACTTTTCTATCCATAGACACCTCCAAACATCAAAAAAGACGCCCCATTTAAGCGTCTGTTTTATCAGTTTACATTTTACTATACTTTTTACTGTATAATCACTGTATTTTTATAAAATTTTAATCAATTACTGTATCTACTACTGTACTAAATAATAAAAACCGCTATTTTAAGCGGTTTAAATATGGTTATCGTAGCCAAACACTTTTATTTTATTAATGTATTTCTTAATCTTCTTATAGTAGTTTTTCCATATTGTTTGAGGCTCTATACTATTAACCTCGGCTACGTGTTCCACAGCTTTAGTTATTTGCATACCATTGTATACAATTTCATAAAATAATTGATACTCAATACCAGTCATTTTACTTAGACTCTCGCTCATTATGTTTAAATATCCTTGCAACTTTTCTATATTTTGTTGTTGATATTCTATCTCCTCAGCCAAACTCTTACCAGTTCCAATATCCACCTCATATAGTTCGTGGATATAATCAGCCATTTTGTCGTTGTTATGTTCGCCACCGTCAACGCTGATTTCTTTTAATTTAGGTGTGATAGGAAAGTACTTACAGTACAGCTTTTCTTTTCTATCCATTAGTAAACTTAGCCTTGTTTTTGACATCTCAAGTTCGCACCTAGTATTTGTATAATTTCGTATATCATACATTTGTTAGCCTCCTTTATAAGTTTTTTATTTGTTCTAAAAGTTCTAACACTTTGTCATTAGTTAAATAACCAACAACATCATTAGTTATAGGCGTATTGTATGTTAAATGACTTTGTCCCTTATCGTCAAAAAATAACACAGCAAGCTCAAACAAGTCCTCCTCATAACCATAACTACCATAATGTTTAATAACACTTGCTCCATAGTCATTATCAAACTTAAATCTATGACAAAAACTGTCTCCAAACATAGAAAAGTCTTTGTTGCACTCTTTCATAAATTCAATATCTATTTCATATTGTTTATAATCATTATAAACTAAATCGTGTTTATTCATTTGTCGTAACATCTCCTATCTCAACAACTACACCATTAACCTTTTGGGCTATACGCTCGGCTCCCTCTTTAGTAAAGTTTCGTTGTATTTCTCTTGAGAGTACAATTTCTCCCAAGTATCCGCCAAACGCAACCTCAAAGTCCTTTATATAATACTCTCCAAGTTTAACTACATACATTAAATAAACACCTCCTAAACTCTATCAAACTTAAACATAAGTATTTGTTTTGGTTGTTTTCCAGTCATTTCTTTTAAATATGCTTTAAAGTCTCTATAATCAGTATTAACAGCACTACTAGTCCTATTTAATAATATAATCTCAATACAGCATACCTCTTTATTTTCATACTCTCCCAAAAATATATCGTATGTTAAGTCATTAAAATAATTATCAAAATGATTTACTACGGTTTCTTTTTTATTAAATAGAATATCCAAACACTCTTTAGGTAAATATAATTGAGCTTTTATTCCTTTTTTCACTCAAACACCTCCTCGTCGTTAACCAAGTATCCTGTCCTTTCCATATCAGCAATATGTAATTTAGTAAGACACGTCCTATACAAAAATACACCTTGTTTGTACACGTCATATAACGCATAACCATTTTTGTATTTTTTGACTCTTTTATAATCAAGTATAATATCGTGTCCTTGCAACCTCTTTTTTATTCTCATAATTTACTCCTTACCCAATATATGACAAAGTTTTTCTCTACACCCGTTATTACTACAATATAAGTGTCCGCTTAGCATAAATATTTGCTCGCCATAATTAACGTGGCTACCGCAAGTAGGACACTCAACGGTATAATCTAACTCGTCATTACTATTGTTTTTATTTATAATTTTAATTGGTGGCTGACTCAAACTAGCATAAATATACTCGTCCAAGTCCTTATCAACAAAATTTTTATCAGTTACCGCCATATTTAACATTTTGGCTACTACATCTTGTTTTTTCATTTTTATTACTCCTTTTAACTACGCTTTAACTACGCTTTTTAAAAAATGCGTAGTTGGGTTTTGCCCTTTATTTACTTAGCCTTTTAAAGTTCAACTACGCAACTACGCTTTTTTTTCTAATTTTTTTTTTTTTTTATTTTTTTCTTTTTATATTTATATTTTTTTATTTTTTATTTTTTTAATAAAAAATGCGTAGTTGCGTAGTTATTAGCCACAAACCCTTATTTTACAAGGGCTAACTCGACTACGCTTTTTTTTGAAAAGCGTAGTCAACTACGTATTTTAGTCTATTTTTTTAATAACTCTTACTCTTTTACCCAATAAAGTAGTCGGTACAACATCAAAACCAATTTGTTTTAATCTTCTACTAAACTTATTTAAAGATACAGCTTTTAAGTTACTGTCCTCGCAATAACCAACATAAGCCTCGTATACAGTTGCTACTGGGTTATTATCAACACTTGGATAGT